GTCCTGGGAAATGCCGTTTTCCTTAGCCCAAGCGCGATAGGCCGTGAACAGCGCGTCATCTTCGCCGATATTAGCTTCTGAGAATATGCGAGTATCGTATTCGTCGGGCGTCTTGTGCTTGCCCTGGCTGAACTTTTTTTGCAGTTCGTTGTACGACTTTACCAAGTTCTCAATGTCTGGCCCATCATCGCTCCAGAACTTCTCTGGATACCAGTCTGGCCGAGTAACGTCTTCGTTATCTTCAGACTGATTTAGTTGCGGCGCGAGTTCCGCCGCAGCTTCCGGTTGCAGGTGGGAAATAGATTCCGGTTCCTGCTGGTTATCGCTGCCATCGTCAATTTTGGCATCGGCCAACAAGCCTTCGGTTTCGCTCATAAGTTCCTCGCTCGTTCAATTCGACGCTCAATCTCGCGCACTATGGAGTTCTGTCCTTCCCGCGCGAACCCATGCGAAGCGTCCTCGCCTGGATACCATGTCGGCTGTTCAATCGTCTGCTCCCGCAAATGCATCAAAACCTTTTTGCCGTCGCGCGAATTAAACACCCGCAAATAAAGTCTGTCCAAATCATCGCGCGCAATGCGCTTGTCGTCATCGACCGGCTGCGTAAGTTCACGCAATCCATTCCAGCCTACATCGTCGCTCATGCAACACCCATTGGTTGTTCACCTTGCGCAGCCTGTTGCGCCGCCATGGCTTGCGCGGCCTGCATCATCTGCTCCATCATCTGCTGCCGCTCTTGCGGTGTGGTGCGCAGTTCAGCCGGGACGCCCAATTTATCGGCTATGTAGTCAGCAATAGCGCCGACACGCACCGCCATTTGGCCCTCTTGTCCCAGCGCGCTGGATAGCTGCACCCACTGCGTGATCTTCTCGATGTCGGTCATGTTCTGCGCCTGCGCGATGGGCGAAACAGGCGTGACCTTTACCTCAAGGCCATTCACCCGCAGCGGCATGTCGATCAAACCCGCCTCATCCATAACGTAGAGGATGCGGCTGACCAGCGGGATCATGGTTTCCGTGATCAACCGGCCAAACGCGCTGCCTAGGTTCTGCGCAAGTTCCTTCATGCGTTCCGCGATTTCGGTCGCGCTGCGTGCGGACATATTGTCCGGCGGCAGCGTATCGTCGAGCATGATCTTCTTAATGTTCATGCGCAAATCGTTGATGACGATCTGCGAGACGTTGAAGTCGCCAGCGCGGGGCAATGGGCGCAGACTTTCGCCCTGCGGGCCACCATTGCGCGCAACGGGGATGATCGCTCCCGGCACGATGCGAATGGCTTGCGGGTTTAGAACACCATCGTCAGCCGCGGTGTAGACGCCGGCTATCGATAGGCTGGCGTTTTTCAGCAGCAGTTCCAGCGTCTTGTTCAGCGTCTTGATATCTGGGATTGCTGTCACCAGCGGGCCGCGCCCATAGACTTCGCCGGCAACCTTCATGTAGCGCGCCACGATCCACGGGCTGCTCTTCATGTGTCGCTCAAGCAAAGCCACCTTGTCGTGCGGCCAGATCACCGCGTAGTGGAAAAGTCCGCTGTCAGGATCGTAGACCGTCGCCTCAAGCAGTTCGACCTCTTCGGTCGGCTTTTCGCGGACAATCAATTCCAGCCGCATCGGCAATTCAGCGTCTGACCAGTGCTGCTTGATCGCCTCGGCCTTCAGACGCATCCGGCGATAGACATTGTCAACGCGGCCATGCGCGCCCTCTTCGATGCTGACAAGATATTGCGGCACCGCGGTGAAGCGGATCGGCGTCACGTCATCTCCCGGCTGCACCAGCATGACGGCAGTGCCGACCGCCAAGTCCATCAGGAACTCGCCCATGGCCAGATCAAAGTTGCTTTGCCGCAGCAGCGAAAACATCTTATCCGAATAAACGTCCAGCGCAGACTGAGCCTCAATCGCGCGGTCGCTTGGGATTTCTGGCCCAGGCTCTAAGCGGCACCACCGTCCGTAGGCAGGGAAAAGGCCAGCCTGGATGCGGTTGGCAAAGCGCTGCGTACTGGTAATCGCCGTGCTATCGAACACCCGCACCATCTTGTTCTGGCCGGGCGAACCGCCGCCCTCGTAATAACCGTCATAGAGATTGCGCTGCGGCAACGCGAACTCGTAACAGTCCTCGTAAATCTGCCGCCAATTGTCCTTACGGCGCTGCGCCAACTCGTGACGCTTCATAATCTGTTCGACGCTTATCATGTCCTGCCCTACTTCTTCGATCTGTTGCGGCTCATCGACATGACGACCAAATTGCGTCGAGAGTTATCGCGGGGGTTGCCGTTCTTGTGGTCAACATCCTTTCCATCGCCTTTCTTCACAGAGCCATTCGCCATCATCTTGCGGCGAGCCGCATTCCGCATGGCCCTGTTTTTCTTCTGCTCTGGGCTGCTGTGGTAGGTGTCGTATTCGTGCTTGTAGTCGCGCGCCATGGCTAACTCTTCTTGTGACGCGCAGCGAAGTTTGCAGCGGCTTCCTTAGACCCGAAGCCCCAGGCCCGCAGCGCAAGCGCAAGGCGCGTAGGCTCACCCTTCTCATTCTTCATCGGGCCGTCCATACCGGCAAACCGGGCAGCAAAAGAAACTCGGCGCGGGTTCGTGCCCGATTTCACTGGGGCCTTCAGGTTGCCGCCTTCCTTGCGCTCGAAGTAGCGGCGTCCCGCTTCGTTCAATCCGCCAGACGGGCTTTGGTAGGCTTTCTTGACCAACTACTTCATATCCTTCGGCTTAGGCTTGCCGGCCTTGCGCATGGCAATCGCCACCGCTTGTTTCATGGGCCGGCCCTCCGCCATCAGCATCTTGATATTTTTGCCGACGACCTTGTCGCTCTTGCCCTTTTGCAGCGGCATCAGCCAACACCCAGCGTGCGGCGGGTTTCGCCTGCAAGATCAAAGCGACCTTCGCCCAGGAGCGAACGGGAAGCGACCCGGCGGGCGCGGGCCTGCGAGGCCAACACCTTCTCGGCGCGTGTAGCTTCAGTCGGCGCTACGGCTTTCGCAACTTGCTTTGGCGCGCTGTCTTGACCAGTCAATGTCCTAACGAGATAACTCATATCACGCTCCTAGCGTGCTTGCGGGGATGCCAAGGCGAGCATCTGGCCGATCCATGGACAGAAGCATCCGCTGCCCACCAATACGCCGTGCGCGTTGCTGTGAGGCAAGGATGCGCTGCTGGCGCTCTTCCTGCGCCGCAATGCGCTCCTCCTGGCGCTTCTGCGCCGCAACAAGTTCAGGATCAGGCTTTGGAGCCTTCGGCATCAGGAAACTCATGTTACCCTCGCAAACATAGTGTAGTCAGAACCGTCTGGCCCATATTTACGCAAAATACCTTCTGGCGTAAAGCCTAGCACTCGCGCCCACTTCAAAGCAACTTCATTCCGATTGTTGATGGTCATTTGCATTCTGTTCAACTTCTCTTCGGCTGCGTAGCGATATAATATGCGTTTCGCGGACTTTACTGCCGACACCGGAAGGGATTCGAACAGATAGTCAGTTAATAGCCACGCCTCCGCCATGCCGTTCCAATATTTGAAAATGCCGAAGCTGCCGGCCATGCGCCCGCGTATCATTATCGTTGCGCTCTCACCTTCGGTCTGGAAGGCGCGCAGTCTATCGTGCGCATCTGGGAATAATTGCATGAACTCCCGGTCGAATGGCCTCAAGTTCATGGCAAGCGGATGGGTCCAATGGAACGGCACCAACCACGCATCCGCATTTTTTATTTGATCCTGCCACCGCATATGCTATTCTCCTATTGCCTACTCGGCAACTTTCCTCCGTGTTTGTTCTGGCCGCTACGCTATATCCCCTGCGTAGCGGCCTTTTTCTGCCCAATCCACACCTTGCCATCGGCGATCTCGACAAGCCCGCGCGCCTGTAGCCGCTGGCGTGCGCTGCCTCGCGACGATTTCGGCGTGTCCGGGAAATCTTGCCCATGTTGCTGCGCCCAAGCGGAATGCAAAATATGGTCCTGGCCGGCACGCGCAATAGCTTTGGTCAGCGAGGAAAGCGCGTCACGCTGCGTAGGCGATAGCCCATCCCGCTCTTCTTCCTCGTGAGGCACCAGCACGACGCTACTGTCGCTGATCAGCCCAATCGACTCAAAG